GTTACCCGCCCCAGGGGCGTTACTTCCTTTTTAGGATAACGTCACGTTCAGATACGTCTTTCTTAACTTATAATAGTTAATTAGGATAATGTCTGGTCCTGCGTAAAAGTAGGCTCCTTAAATTCCGAAATAAATTCTAGAACTTATAATGATCACCAGAGAAATACCTGATAGATAGAATGAGTGGTGATTAAACCAAATCATCCTAAATCTATCATGGTATGTAGTCTGATAATCGATTACATCCGGGACTCCCGAGTCTCCAAAAAAGGAGATATCCGGAACATCCTTGGTATCAACTGATTTAATCTCATCTTTGAAGTATATCTCATAATCAGGTAGCTTAGAGGTAGATGCCTTGGGGGTTGAATCATCAGCCCACGGGGAATCTACACTAGAAGGTGCCTGAGGAGAGATAACTTCATCGATGACAAAAGAATCATTTGATAAAATCGGTAGTGTTAGTCCAGTATCCATCAACAAATGGAAATCAGACAACACAACAGATACAACGCATACTGAGATCTCTCTCAGAGCGTTGACCCAACCTACTTCTCCGAATGCACTCATAATAGATGAACCTTCATAAACTCTAACTGGAACATAAAGGATTTCCAATACAGGGGCTATTCCATAACAGAATAGCAAACCAGTATAGAAACCTAACATTTCAGATAGGCCATGAAGGTCATTTCTATTTAAAATATCACACAGAAGATTAAACTCATGGTAAAAATTTAAAGATACTATAAAGAAATAAAACTCTATAGACCAGTGAATGATACCATAAGAAGAAACGACTGTGGGAAAGAAAATAGAATATAATTTTTCATATACTATTATGAAATAAGAACTAGACAATAATATTATTGGGGAAAATGCATAAGATAAAGAGTCATTATTAATATACGTGATCAACGCATAAATAATAGTGAACCCAAATAGCATAAAGACTGATGAATAGAACATTTCACCAGCCCATATCCATAACATCGTTCGGAAACCGAAAGATGCCATAGGGATTATGGTTCTACATGCTAATCTTTTTGCAATAATTCCCGAATTCACCGTAGAAGCGACGAAAAATATTCGCTTAAACACGGCGGAAACTGGAATCAATGAAGATTCCATAGGAGCATCTCTACTTGATGCAGGAGGGTTATATGGAGAAGCACCTGAAATAATCGGTGCTCATTTAACCCAAATTTTTGTCATAAGCGTATCTCTTAATCCTTTTGCAGAAAGATCGTCTTCACATCGAGTCATTGAAATAAACGACTTATCGGGAATTTTTCCCATAAGTTTAGTTAATTCCATATATTTTTTGAAAGGTGAAAAGAAAGCTCGATCAGAGACTTTCAATGTCATCATATCAATGGAATATAGATCGAATGCTGAAGCAAAAACCTTCTGTAATTCAGCACACATTCGAAACCGTAAGGAATTGAATGTAAGTTGAACGGCATCCCAGTAGAACTTAGTTCTCCGCTTTGCCAAGGGATCATTGAGAATTTCTTGTCTCATTTTATCAGGGATAGGAAGTGTTGATTTATTTATAGTTACTTTTTTATTTGAAAAAGCAGTTACAAACAAACAATACTCCTTCTGCCATGATAAAAGATCATGAGAAAGAAATGAACTACACTTTGACATCCAGGTGGAGATTCTGCTTAATTCCTTTTCAATGATTGCCCTAAAAGCAAACATTGTATCGGATGAAACAGTTTTTGGAAATTGAGATACCCAGTTATTAAACGAGGCATCATCAATAGGAATTGTTAAACCAATAAGGAGTCTTCGAATCTTCACAGATTGGAAGACCCACTTCTTGTTTAAACTTCCTAATACTTTATAACCGAAACCTAACATCTTAACGACATTAGGAACGGACATATTGTATTTTCTTGAAAACTCAATCAAAGCAGGTAGAGAACCAGATGTTACTGCATATTCTTTAAAAGGAATAGCAGAAATATTTTGACCTCTACAAAAGGTCTTCTTTGCAAACTCGAAACCTTGTCCGCTAGGACTAAGAACCGATTTTGCCAAGCTGATCTTTACTCCAAGTTGAGCGATGATCTTATAATAATTATTGGCAACAACCTTGTCACCAATTACAATATCATCTCCCAACACGGCATACTTTCTAAAAAGTACACCAACTGGAACTTTTCCGGATCTCCACGCAGCACATTGAACTATAAAATGATGAGTTAATGCTAACATTGCCCAGGATGATAGTGCTCCCATTGGTTGTCCTACAGAATAATGTAAGGACCTTCCAACCGGAGAACTATATCCTCGTCCAATTAATAATTTTTCCCAAAGTTGTGATAACTCAATATTGTTATACAACTTGGCAATAATTAACGATTGGAGACGAATAGGTAATCTATCCGTGGCAGATGATAAATCATATGAATACTGACATGACCACTTAGAAACATTCTTAAGTGGCCTAGTCTGATTAAAGGTACCATCCATTGGGATTCGTTTCAATAATGAAAAGATATCTTTATGGATTGGAAACATTAACCATTGTGTTCATGCGTCTACCATAGCAAATACTCTCACTTTCCCAGCAGCCTCCTTCACCATCCCAAGTTTACCGATTCGAGCTAACAAAGGCCTATCTTGTTCTAAGACAGGAACCTTTAAAGCACTTTGGAATAAATTCATCACTGATTTTGCGTTAATAATAACGGCAAAACGTGTGATATATCCAGTCATTCCTGCCTTGTCAAGGGCTCATGCAGAAGCATGTAAAGCCCTCGGATGAGTCGAGAACGATGGAAAGAGTTTATCCAATGAACCGGTTTGGGGAGAGCTTTTCCATATTGGGAAAGGCTCAGAGTCCAAATTATTGAAAACCTTAGGAGAATACCCTCTTAAGAACCACCCCCGGGGAGTTAGAACCCCGAAGTGGTGCTTATCGGATAACCTCCAAATTGCCCTTAAAAAAGGAACAACCCATTTTGCTAGATCAGCAATAATGGAAGGTGAACCAATATATGGATCTGTTATTGAAGATGTATTTACAGAATCCTTAACAAAAGGGATATCTCTAAATATAGAGTAATATGAGAGAATACACCTAGAAATAGGGGAAAACTCTTTATCACCCATCATTCGTCTTCTAATAACTGAAGGAATTAATGTTGGGAGACCTGATTTTGATCGTGAGGGTCTAACCCCAGCGATCAGCGTCAGATCTTTCTCAATGTGGCCTGCCATTGCTTGTTGTATCATTACAGATGATGTTTTTAGATACTTAACGGTGTTAATAATACCGCTATGTTTATATAAAAATATAATCTTCTTGATAAAAACAGCAATGACCCTATACCCAGACTGGCTATATCCTAATCCAGTAACAATCAAGATTACTCTATAATAGTTCATAATAGCTTTTGCTGATATGACTACTTTAGATACTTGCTTTGCCACTGGACCCTTAGATTTATACACTAAGGAGGCAATTGGTCTAATCATCTGAACAGTGAAATACGAATTATAAAATAATTTAAATTTTGATTTCATGTTTATATTAAGATTAATATATGTGGCTCAACACCACACAGACAACTAGATGGACACTTTCGTGTCCACCAGTAGAAGGGTCGATGATATCAAATATCATCATCCCCTGTCCAATACTTCGGTTTTCGTCACACTAAAGTGACCGAGCCGCAGCCTCTCCTCTCAAGGAGTAAGGTTGTCAACCTGTCTGGTTGCCCAATGATTATTCGGAATAAACCCCCGAACCTCATTAGGTGCCATACACTGTAACGGACAGTTTCCCTATAATCTATAAGGGTCTTCACGTCACAGGGAGCAACTCCTGTGGGCCCAACTGAGATACATTGTCTTTCGAACGCTGCACCTGAGCAGGACTCTGGGGAGAAACTTTTATGTTTCTTTTCAGAGTATTATACCGTAATAACGGT